ATTTCAGCAGTAATTTCTTGTGCTAGAGCAGCCATAATTTCTGCTTCGATGTCAATGCCTTGCTGGCTTTGTGCATCTTGTGCAGCCTCAAAAGTCCAACGTGCGCTTAGTTTACGAGACTTAGCTTCGACTGGAGCTTTCAAGATTTGAATGCTCATACGCTTACCTGGTTGACCTTCTAGAGCCGCTGTTGAATTGGCTTTAGGAGTTCCATCAACGTTGTTACCAGAATAAGCAGCCGCAATCTTGAATGGGCTTAGTGCTTCATCACCAGCTACCACGTTGTCACCAGATGATGTATCTGCATAACGAACACGTAGAGTGTGGATTTGAGCAACTGGGCCTGTCATTGGCTGTACGCCGATGATTTCATTTGCAATTACTGTTGGCATTACACGACGGATTACTGGAAGAATAACGCGATTTAATGTTGCGATATTACCAGAGCTTGTTGCACCTGCTGTAGCACTTTCTGCTAGATACTTGCGAGTATTTTCTAGGCAAACTGCCATAGAACTCTTGCGTGTACCTTGTAGGCCTTCAAGCAGAGCTTCTTTGGTCTCAGACCATCTTTCATTTAAAAGTTGTGACATTTTTTGTCGTCTCCTTGATTATTTTTATTTTGATAGACCCGCTAATCTGCGGATATCTATTAAGTTAGAGCCTACCTCGTGAATTTTATCTTCACGGTCTCCTGTTACAGCGGTACTTTCAGTCAATGTAGTTTTTGCTACTTTCTTTTTCTCGCCTTCCATTACTGCTGGTAGGTATTTTTCAAACGCTTCATTCAGTTTTGCTGTTTTTACAGACTCTAGCAATTCTTTCATGATTTCTTTTTTGTCAACACTTAAAGGTGCTAACATTTCTGCTATTACAGCCTTACGCTCTGCAAGATCTTTAGCAACACGAATTTCGCGTTCTTTAGATTCTACTAGAGTTTCTTTCTGTGATATTTGCGCTTTTGCTTCAGATAATTCTATGTCTTTCTTAGAAATAACCTTTAACAATTTACTTGTTTCAGATTTTTCGTTAAGATAGCTTGTAGAATATTCTTGTGCAAATGCTTCGAATATGCGACGACCAAAATTATTTGTACGAGCACCGTCAATATCTTCCTTCAATTGCTTGATTTCAGATTTTAACTGCTTGCTAATTGTTTCTTGGACAATCGCAGAACTACGCTTAATAAACTGTTGTTTAACAGCTTCGAATCTTGCCTTGCCTTCGCGGATTAGACGAACTTTAGCTTCGGCTAGATCACGCTTGTCTTGTGCAAATTCATTAATTTCTTTAGCTAATGCATGAACAATAAACTGTTCTAGCTTACTAAAATTTTCAGTAACTTTCTGACGGTCAGCTTGGAACTCTCCGAGTTCTTTGCCTAGCTGTTTTAAAACAAATGATTCTAATACTTTTGCATCACCTGTCATCTTGCGTTGATAAGCAACTTTAGCTTCTGCTAAAGCACGTTTATCTTCTGCAAGTTCAGCCATTTCCGCGGCCAATCTTTCGCTTAACATCTTGTCAACTGCTTCAACAATAAGACCTTTATCATGTTCATATTTTGAGGCAAATTCTTCACGAAGTTCTGCGGTTACTTGGTCGCGATTCTCTTGAATCTTTTCAGCAAAGGCAGACTCTATAACAGATTTTGTTTCTTCTGTCATTACACCTGACTCCACTAATTGTTTGAATGCGTCCAACATTTATTTCTCCTCGGGCTTAATTTAGACCTTTAATAATCGAAAGAAGAGATTCTTTCAAATATTTCTGGGCCTTTGGATCTTCTTTAACTTCTTGTGCTACTCGGAATGCCCTCATCCCGCCGCGAGCATTCATTAGATGCTCATAAACTGGAGTAGGGTATGCACCGGGTGCGCTGGGTTGGGCAACTATGTCGACCGTAATTATTTCAAAATCAGCTACTTCGCCTGTTCCGTCGTTAACGTTTCCGCTACCTCTAGAACTTACGCCAAGTTTTACACCGCTTTCAAGCATAGTACGAATTAGGTTACCCATTGGTGTAGGCAAAATTTTCATTTTGCTGTAACCGTTTGGACCGTCCATCCACATATCTGTGATCATGTGACTGACACGGTCTAAATTTACTTTTAGGTCATCTGGATGATCTACTTCTCCAAGAACACTATAACCATTTTGTATCTGGTCATTTAAAGTTTTAACAGCATTTGTAATTTCGCTAACAGGGTAAACACGTTGATTTGCATTACGTATACCACCCTGGATAGCGATGCCTTTTAGAAAAAGATTTTTTCCGTCTTTTTCGTCAGACTCTAGAACTACTCGAGCTTGATCAAAACTTAGATGCTCTCTTAAGTATGAAATCTGTTTCATCCCTAATTCCTATTATTGTCTACGATCTACTAGGCTACGTGTATTAGTTGAACCACCTGTTTGACCAGCTAATTCACCTTTACCAGCTCCGACCGGTTGGCCTTCGCCTGTACGATTTGGTTTTGCAACACCAGATAATTTGGCACCATCTGGCATCTTAGTAGTTGCACTACCTGCTACATTTTTTGTACCAGCCGCAGTCAATTGACCGCCTTGCTTCACTAAACCGCCAACTTTACCTCTTGGACTTGTGCCAGTATTTTCACCTACGCCTGTATCGCCTTGGGCAATATTATGTGCGCCAGCTTTAGAATTAGGCATTGTTGCTTTGGCGTTAGTATTGATAGGGCTACGTGTATTTGTTTCTGTAGCTTGACCAGCTTTATCGCCTGTTCCAGAACCAATTGGACCTGGTGTTTTTTGTGCGCTTCCGTAGTTATGACCGACTGTTTCACGATACTCGCGCATTACGCTTCCCATGCTTTCGTCTTCTTCTTCGCCATCTTCGCCATCTTCTTCGCCGTCGTGTTCTTCACTGTCGTGTTCTTCACCGTCGTGTTCTTCACCGTCGTGTTCTTCACCGTCTCCGCTCATTAGAGCTTCAAATTCGCGAGTAAGTTCGTCTAGGGCATCTTGTAAGTCCATAACGTCTGCTTTTGTAGCTGGCTCTTCGTCACCACCCATTTCGCTTCCGTCATCACCACCCATTGCGTGATGGTCACCTACTCCGTGTACTAGATCGTCTGCAGGGTCACCGCCGATTTCACTGGATGTTTCGTCATCATCCATTCCAAAACCTTCTTCTACAGACTCGTCTTCTTCTTCCTCATCTTCTTCAGATGATTCTTCTACAGATTCGTCTTCTTCTTCATCTTCCTCCGCCTCTTCGGCGATCATATTTTCGTAAATCTCTCTAGACTTTTCAACAACGATTTCATGGAATAATTCATTTGCCTTATCCAGTTCCTCGTTGACGATTAAGTCTAAAAGTTGTTCCATCTTTGTAGACATGCATATTCTCCTTAATTAGATTGGCAAGGCTTCAGATGTATTTACAGATGTTTTGAATTAGGTACATGAAACAGGCCAAAAATAAGTGTTTTTGACCTTAAATGACAGAGTTTTAACTCTTTTTTGATATATTTTTGAATTATTTCTTCAAAAATATTTAGTTTTATGATCTAAAAGTTATCAGATACTTTTATGTTGCCGATGCTTCTTCTTCTGGAGTAGCATACATAGTACGTACAAGTTCAAGATCTTCTTTAGTTTCTTTTTCTCTCGAATCGCCTGCTTTACGTAGATCACTAAGCATTTTTAATGTTAACCGACTTTTTCTTAGGTCAGTAGACTTTAAAATGCTAGTATCTTTGTTACTATCATATCTAAGATCTTCAGTAGGTTCTGCATGATCTTGATCAAAATAAATGAATTCTAATAGATGCATACGTATATTTATTCGATTTAGACCGTTCCTGCGGGTGCGGGGGCAGGTGCTCCGGCAGGAGTTGAAGCAGGTGCTCCGCCTGCCATATCATCTTCCATACCCGGAGGAGCTTCTCCAGATTGGCTCAAGCTATCGGCATCAGATGATAGTCCGTTAGATGTAATTCCTGCTGACCGCAATTCAGCTTGAGCACTTAGATTTGTACCTTTATCTATGTTTTCTTCTCTCCACTGGCGTTCGTTTTCTGCAATTTCTTCGGCAGTTAATCCCAAGAATCGTTTCATTGCAAACCGTTTGCTTAAGAATGGTACAGCGACCAAGGTACCAAATGTTCCTACGCGGGCTGTGTCCATTTCTGCTTGGCGATAGCTGGCAAAGTTTTGTGGAGGATTAAACTTTAAATCAAAGATGCTCGAGTCTATATTAATACCTTTTTTATCCAAATACAATTTAAATTCTGTATTAAATTTTTCATTTAACAAACTCTGTAATCGTTCGCAATATTTGTTAAATCTAAGTTCCTGAATATAGGCTGTTCCTACTCTACCATCATTGAAACTACTTCCACCGTCGTCTGGACCAGTAGGCAAATAACTACTAGGTATGCGCAAAGCCCTGAACAACTTATTGGTAAAATATCGTAAATCATCTATTTCTCCCAAATTAGTACCGCCAGGCAACACATCGATTTTACTACCTCTACCTTCACTGGTCTGTGGGAAAAAATAATCTTCTGTAATACTTAGAGGATTAAAACTGCTGTCTACAACACTTTGTCCGCCTCCACTAACGCTAGGGATACGGCGTTGGTTAACTTCATTTTTAACACGTTCTACAAAGCCCATGGCCAAATGGCTAGGCATGTTTCCAACGTCAATATAAAATACTCTACGCTCAGGCGCTCTCATTACACGATAGATAATAATAGCATCTTCTAGTAATTCTTTTTGTTTATAAACTTTAAAAATGCTTTCTAACAGACTGTTTCCAAAAGGAAAATTATTATCCAAACCTTCGCTTAGACTTAAATGAATTACATGTTTAGCTTCAATCGCCCACTGATTTTGATTTAATGTAAATCTTCCTCCGGCGTTTCCTTGAGGAGAAGCACCTACCATACCTCGTTGTTGCGCGGCACTGGCTATATAACCTGTACCACCTAATGTATTATTTTGGTTTGTTGGGGTAATTTGTGTAGCGGTAAGATCTTGGAAATTGATATTCAAGTCTCGTATTACGTATTGCTCTGGTTCTTTACCGTCACTTTCGTTAACAATAATTTTGTCAACTTTACTTGGATCTACATAGAACCATGCTTGTGTTTCGGGATCTCTAATGAAGAAACTATCCCCGTATTTGAAAGCATTTCTTACTATTTTAAAAATTTTACTTGGAAATTTGTTTAACTTGCACCATTGTTGTAGATATTTTCTTATAATAGTAATTTCTGAACTGGTAGCACCGTCTTTAAAAAATACCTGAAATGGTGTGGCATTTTCGTCGTTAAGTTGTGTACAAAATTCTGCAAGGATGTCTAAGGCAGCGTTCACTTCACTGTCCATATCCATGGTATCATATTGTCCATAACGTTCTAGTCTATTCGGATGGCCACTATATACATCGGGCAAATAACTAGAATAATTTGTACGGCTAGGATTTGGTCTTAGGCCTGAACCGCCCGATATAGGACTTAGCTGACCTGAGACAGGAGTAAAATATTTTTTCCAAGACATAATTTTATGTGAAAAGGTTTCCGGTTAATGATTTTGTAGCATTGAGAGTTTTTCTACTAATATCATTGGTGTCTCTCATTGCCGTAAGTATTTCTGCTGTTAAAGTATTTAACCGTTGTATCCCGACCACTAAATTATTATTTTGTGCAGAATTTACAATATTTGACATCTGATCTGGTGTGACTACAGCTTCTTGCCCATGTAAATTTGCAGGTGTTCCTGCTCCAAAATCTTCAAATAATTTCCCAGACATACCTAAAGTACCAAATGCATAGTTTTTTGGAAACGGTGGTAACTCTGCATTTTTATTTCTATCAAGAGCTTCTTTAGCCACATTAAACCAATCTGCTAATTTTTTTGTTTTTTCATCTACATCTCGTAAAATTTTTGCAGCCTCATCTGTTTTTCCCTGATCTTGTAGTTTACGTGCTTGCTCTTTCATCACTGCAAGATCTTCTTGCCTATATTGACTAGTTCTGCTTAATTCTCTCCATCTAGGATCATCGCCTATACGACCGCCCGATTCTTTGTAAACATAGGCATTAACTTGATCAAATATATAGTCAAATGCTTTTTTCATATAAGGTTTCAAAAACTCTACAACACTATCAAATACTGTCTTCATGCCAGGTTTAATAGTATTTTCCCAAATAGGTTCTAGTACTTCCCAAATATTAGATAGACCGTCTTTAAGGGCGTTTCCTATTATTTCCCAAAATTCAGTTCCGTTAGCGGATTTTGACAATTTTGTAAACCAATTTCCAAACCAGATACCAATTTTTTCAAGCTGTGGAAGTATTATAGTATCCATAAATTTAGCAAACGATTCCACAGGACCTTTAAATTTTTCTATAGCCGATTCCCCCCAGCCTGTCATTGTAACACCCCATGCGGCTAAACGTTTTCCTAAAGGTTCTAAAACTAATGC